GCTTTTTTAGCGCCATTTTTTCAAATACTTCCCGTTCTGTGTCCCCGCGGATGTAGTACCTTTTGCCGTCATAGGAAAATGTTTTTACAAAATTATATTGCTTACCCATACTGTACCTCCTATTTTGGGGCATAAAAATACCCTAAAACTTGACTTTTTCAGGGCTGGCATGGTACAATATGAGTGCTAATCAGGGTTTGCACCATGCAAGCCGTAGCCCTCAGAAATGGGGGCTTTTTTATTATTGGTTAATAAGTTCGTAAAACTCATTTTCAGGTAGTATTATCAAGTCTTGCCCTGATAATATTAGTTGTTCAGCCTTTTTTTGTTTATTACTCTTTCCGCCTTTTATGTTTTTTGAATAGTCTGTATTTCCCAATATAAGAAAATTTGTATCTTTAGTGATATTGTTTTTGCATATACCGCCTATATTAGTCACTAATTGAGCAGCTTCTTTTCTGCTCATTTTTTCTAGGGTTCCGGTAAAAACACATATTTTATTATATATTGGGTGGCTTTCATCAAAAATATCTGTCTCAGCTTTTAATGATTTGAATATTTCATCATAGCTCTTGCTATGATTTATTTTTTTAAAATCTTCAGTAGAAGCAAACTTACTTAAAACTTCTTCTTTTAAAGACTGAAAAACAGAAAATGTTTTTTCACAATCATTCAGGGCCCTGTGAAGGCGCCTCTCATCTAATGAGTAGTAAGATATTAAGTCATCAAGTCTATGATGTTCTAAAGTTGGTAATACTTTTCTTGCTATACGAAGGATATCTATGTAGTCATTATTCATTTTATAGTTCATATTTTCTAAAAAGGCATCATATAAAAAGTTAATATCAAAGTTAACATTGTAACCTATTAAGAAGGATGATGAAATAAAGTCTTTAAATAATGGTAACACATCAATAAGGCTTGGCGCATTTTCTAAATCCTGATTAGAAATACCTGTCAGCTCTGTGATAAATTCATCAATTTCAAACTGAGGCTTGACCAAAGAGGAGAAAGTATCTACTATTTTATCCTGCTTTATTTTTAAGGCTGCAATTTCAATTATTTCATCCCATTCAGTAGATAGGCCTGTGGTTTCAATATCAATAAGAATATAGTTTTGTGGGAAGTCTATAATACTTCTACCTTTTTCTCTTATGTATGTATCCATTTTTACCTCACTTAAATCTCAACCTAATAATTTCTTTTGGTAATCCAAAAACTATTGACCATTGTTCTATCGTATAATCCCAGTGTTCCATTATTTCAATATCAGGTAATAAAAGCCTTATGGCAAACTCGTTTGCTTCCAACTCGTACCGCTCTTTAGAAAACAGCGTGCCGCTGAGAAACGGAGCGTTTGAATCTGGGTGCATGATCAGGTGTCCTATTTCATGTCCAAGCACAAAGCGTTCCAGGTGATCGGGCAAGTCATAATGAAGAAATATCTGCCGGATTCTTCTTGTGCTATAGCACATACCCCGAACGGCGCCTAAATTTACCCGGTGGATAATAATGTCCATTTTTTCAGCTAATATATATGGGTCAGATGTTCGATATTTTTTGATTGTTTTCTCTGCTGCGTCCTTTGCTAACATTTCACACCTCTTTGGTGTTTTTTATTATATGTTACTCCAACCACTGTACGAAAATATGGACAGTGTTATTTTTTATATTTTTTTGGTGTAAATTTTTCTTTAGCAGCTATTCGTGCGGTTCGCTCTGCCAGCTCTACGGCTGCCAGAATAGCCGCTTGTGATTCCTCATCCAATGGCTCACCGTCATACATAACCCCGGCAGTGGACAGACGGTTCTTGAAATCCTCAAGAGCCTGCTTGATGTCCCGCTCGTCTTTTGCAGTTAGACTGCCCCTTGAGGCAGGCTCTTTCCCTGTGGCTAAATATTCTAATGACACGTCGAAATACTCAGCGATGACTTTCAGCCTATCAGCCTTGGGGATTCTGTCTTCCTTTAGCCATGTATTATATGTGCTAGGGGATATTCTTAAATCTTTACAAACTTTGTATTGGGTCACTCCTTTTTTTGCCCTTAATTCCTCAATGCGTTTCATTATGTCATTCATAAAAAACCTCTTAAAATAATACGCAAATATGAAAAAATGTGTTGACATATACGCAAACGCGTGTTATTATAATAATACGCGAACGCGAAATGACAGAAACTCACAAACTGGATAAGGCGGGTAAGCCTTATAAGATTGAAAGAAATTATAGTGCTATTAATTACTTACGGCAATTAATAGCTGCAATGATGGCACAAATCATCATTACGAAAGTATATAACTCTTCGTGAGTTACGTACCTTCAAACTCCTTTCTGGCTTACCCGCTAGTATGTAAATCCTTAAAACCACCTCCTTTGATGGTAAGGACTACAAATGATGTTAATTCGCAAAATCATAATATCATAAATGCGTCATATTGTCAATCGTGTTTGCGAAATAATTGACGGGCAAATTTTATTAGATTTGCCTGTCTAAACAAAAGAAAAGAGGTGAAGAAATGTATAAAAAAGTTCAGCAGTTATTAGACAAGAAAGGCATTACAGCCTATCAGTTGGCAAAGGATACAGGGATTCCAATGACATGTATGTCCGACTACAAACATGGGCGTAGCAAGCCAAAATTAGACAAACTTAAAAAAATAGCCGACTACTTCGGCGTACCTATTGAATATTTCTTAGAGGAGTAGGAAAGGAGACAAGATGGAAAACCAAGAAAGCATTTCTCTGAAAGTAACGATTGAGGGCTATTCGGAAGCAGAAGCAAAAATTGAAAAGCTCATTCAAAAAATAGCTGAGGCCAATTCGTTGGCAGACGAATTAGCCACAAAGCTAAAAAATTTAGAAGTTAAGGTCAATGTTTAAGTTGACGGAACATTTACACTTCGGGCAATCAACGCCAACACAAAGTTAATCCAAACAAGTATTATCTGAAAGAATTGAAAAGGAGACAAAATGATAAAAGAACAATTAGACGAGATTTTAGAAAAGCATAAGAAGTGGCTGAATGATGAACCTGGTGGAGAGCGAGCAGACCTGCGCGGAGCAAACCTGTTTAGAGCAAACCTGTTTAGAGCAGACCTGCGCGGAGCAAACCTGTTTAGAGCAAACCTGTTTAGAGCAGACCTGCGCGGAGCATACCTGCGCGGAGCAAACCTGCACGGAGCAAACCTGTTTGGAGCAAACCTGCGCGGAGCAGACCTGCGCGGAGCAGACCTGTTTGGGGCAAACCTGCACGGAGCCGAGGATATCCCAGAATACATACACCCCATTCGTTGTCCAGAAAAAGGTTCATTTATTGGGTTCAAGAAAGCGTTGTCCAGTAATATGGAAGTTGAAGTGATCGTCGAATTAGAAATTCCAGCTGAAGCTAAGCGAAGCTCAGCGACCGATAGAAAATGTAGATGTGATAAAGCAAAAGTCTTGTCAATAACAGGTCTGAGTGGTGTAGCTGAATTTCAACAGGCAATTAGCAGATATGATACTAATTTCGTCTATGAAATTGGCAAGACTGTGGTCGTTGATGATTTTGATGATAACAGATGGAATGAATGTTCAACGGGAATCCATTTTTTTATCACAAAGGATGAGGCCATTAGATATTAAAAGGAGAAAAAATGTGTACAAAAGCAGAATTGCGAACTGGTCTATCCCAGAACGGTAAACGAACATTAATGACTGTGTCGGAAATATGTGAAAGTGTAGGCATGAGTGAGAATGTAGTGCGACCATTAATAAAAAATTTGAGGCCGTTCAAATTAAAAAAAGATAGCAGAAAAACATGGTATTCGGTCGATGATGTAACAGATGTTATATGGGGGTGTAGACGTTGAAAAAGATAAAAATTGACGGTGAAAAAGTTGCTCTATGGGCGTTCCTGTTCATGGCAGTCACAACATTTATAGCAATCGGATTCCCAATACCAACAGAAGAAAAAGAAGCGCAGCTGCCGGAACCAATAGAAGTAAGTCAGCTATATGATGTACCGCTAGAACCGGAATTGCAGGAGCACATTAGCCAGTTATGTGATGACTACAATGTAGACATGCCCCTGGTTCTGGCGATTATAGGGCAGGAATCAAATTACAACGCTGACGCCGTCGGAGATGAAGGAAACAGTCTAGGATTAATGCAGATACAACCGCAGCATCACAAGCAGCGCATGGACAAGCTGGGCGTGATGGATCTTTCGGACCCGTACCAGAATGTAGAAGTCGGTATAGATCTGTTGGCCGAACTGATGGGCGAAAATAAAGGCACGGAATGGGCTGTTACGGCATATAACGCCGGCGCTGGCACTGCGGACTATCACAAAACAATAGGAACACGAACTGAATACGTAGAAGGTGTGATGAAATTAATGGAGGAAATTAAATGGAAATAATGGATTGGAAAAAACCAATAAGCGAATCTATTGAATTGATTGCTGTAACAAGACGGATGGCCACATTATTTGAAGGCGTATCAGCTGATGAAGTAGATGAGTACATAGCTAGCGAAGGAAAGCGCCAGATAGAAATCATGGACGAAAAAGATGCGTTTGCATTGTTATCGTTTTTTTTAGAACGGATAAAGGGGGAAATACATGATTAATAAAAAAATGCCTGCCAGGGCGGCAACCCATAATAAGGCAGACACAAGAAACAATTTAGATAATTATACAGCCAAAGCGAGGCTTTTGTCAATCCTATACGAAGGAAAAAAGAGCAGAGCGGAGCTATCAAAACGAATGCACCTAAGTGACAGAGAAGTTAGAGAGATAATAACCGCACTAAGAAAGGAAGGCTATCCTATATGTTCATCCTCTGCATCAGGAGGATACTGGATAGGCTCGCCGGAAGAAACCAAGCGTACAATTGCAGAGTACAGGGCACGAGGTAGAGAGTGTTTAAACACAGCCATAGCAATGGAACTGTGTTTAGAAATGCCCGGACAGATGGAGGTAGATGATGTACTGGTGTAATGACTGTATGGAAGCATACCCTGACAGCGATCTGGAAGTAACGGATATGTCAGAGGATGAAACATGGACACAATGCAGCCATTGTGGAAGCACAGATATTGACAAGGCGGATAGATGCCGCTGCGGAAACTACAAGAACGCGAGAGAAGATCTTTGCGATGAATGCAAAGAGTATTTGACCGCCGTGGCAACAGACGCGGTCAAGGCTTTTATGTTGAAGTATAAAAACAGTTTCTGGGAGGCAAAAGAAGAACTAAAAACATTTTTAGATGAGTTATATGGGAGATAGAAAGATGATGAATAAATTATTAAAATTTCAGACCGAGCTAAAAGCCCCAAAAGGCCAGTTTAACAAGTTTGGCAATTACAAGTACAGAAGCTGCGAGGACATTTTAGAAGCATTAAAGCCATTACTGGCAAAAGAGGGCTGCACGCTGACACTGTCCGATGAGATAGTTGAAATCGGCGGCAGGGTATATGTAAAAGCTACCGCCACCCTAACAGACGGAACGGCAACCGAACGAGTAACCGCATACGCCAGAGAAGAAGAAAGTAAAAAAGGAATGGACGCGAGCCAGGTTACCGGCGCCGCCAGCTCATACGCCCGCAAGTATGCGTTAAATGGTCTGTTCTGTATTGATGATACCAAGGACGCCGATACAAACGAGTATGTGCAGAAAACGAGCCAGGCAAAGGCCACAGAAAAAAAAGAGCCAACATATCGTGAAAAGGTCATTGAATTTGCAAAGCGCAGGAGCATTCCATTTACAGAGTTGGCCAAAGACTACGGGCTGAACGCCTCAACCACCGAAGAACGCTTCGCAGAGGTTTTGAAGGACTTGGAGGGCTGATATGCAAGATGTAACAAAGGATAGAGACAAATACATAGGCGGCAGTGACATTCCCGTTATTATGGGACTGTCGCCGTTCAAGACCCGGTGGCAGCTTTTACAGGAAAAGGCCGGCATAGTAGAAAATGACTTCACGGGCAACGAATACACCGAGTACGGCAATGTAATGGAGGAAAAAATCCGGGAGCATATAAATGTCTGGTATGGCTATAACTTCCAAGAAGATAAGCGTATCAACGGCAGATTGAGATACCATGCGGACGGTTACGACCCGAACGGTTTCATTTTAGAAGTTAAAACGACCTCTCACATCTATGATTCAGTTGATGATTACAAGATGTATCTTGTACAGATGGCGCTCGGTGTTGAGATGTTTAACGCAAATATGGGCACTTTAGCGGTGTATGAACGGCCAGATAACTTTGACGATTACTTTGACCCAGACATGTTACATATCTATGAGGTTGATCGTGAGTATATCGACAATCTATATCAAACCGAGATACAACCGGCAATAGAGCACTTCTGCGAGGATTGGGACAGGCTGAAAGAAAATCCGGCACTGACGGAGGAAGACTTACAGCCTGGCGAGATTCAGCAGCTTGCCCGGTCAATAATCGCCCTTGAACAACGACTGAAAGCATATAAACAGCTTGAGGAGCTGCGAAAAAAGGAAATGGCCGACCTAAAGAGCGCGATGGAGCGAAACAATATCAAAAGCTGGCAGACCCCAGAGGGCGTAATAATCACCCTTGTGGCGGACGGAAAAGATAAAGTGGTGAAAGAGTTCGATACGGACACATTCGCCATTGAAAACCCCGAAATTTACGCCAGATACCTTCTAGAAAAAATCAAGAAAGGACGAGCAGGATATGTAAAAGTTACCCTGCCAAAAGAAAATGAGCAAAATGAGTAAGGCATGTGACATATCGCCGAGAGTAAAAAAACGTGTATGGGATAGAGATGGGCATTGCTGCATACTCTGTGGCAATCCCCAAGCATGGCCGAATGCCCACTATATACCGCGTTCACAAGGCGGTCTAGGTATACCGCAAAACATAGTTACGCTGTGTGCACGCTGTCATTATGACTATGACAATGGTGGAAAACGTGAAGAATATGGGCAGATGATATGGGCATATCTAAAAGGTTGGTATCCTAAGCTGGAAAGAAAAGACATGATTTATGATAAATGGGACTGGACGGAGGAAATAAATGATTTTGGCGGATAATCCACGAGTGGAGTTGTTCTATGCATATGATACCATCGTTATTCCAATCAAGCATGGCCAAGTACACCAGGCACATGAAGCTATTAATCGTATAGGGTCGATAGATTTTGAAAGTGATTACACACTGGAAATCAAGAAAAAAAGCCGTAAACGGTCGCTAGATGCCAATGCGTACATGTGGGTGCTGATTGGTAAATTAGGCGAAAAGTTGCGCAAGCCAGACAATGAAATATATAAGGACTTCGTCCGTAGCAATGGCGTATTTGAAATCATACCCATAAAACAGGAAGCTGTTAAACGATGGGAACAAATATGGGAAAGCAAAGGAATTGGCTGGGTTTGCGATGATTTGGGAGAATGCCGGAATACCAAAGGTTATCATAACATCAAGTGCTTTTATGGAACGTCTGTTTATAACACAGCAGAAATGTCTCGACTGATTGATGAGGTTGTATATGAGTGCAAAGAACAAGGAATAGAGACAGCCACGCCGGAGGAAATCGAACGATTAAAACAGCAATGGGGAGTGAGTGATAAATGACAGCCCTTAATGGATTTGTAAAGTTACATAGGAAAATGATTGAGTGGGGCTGGTATTCAGACTGTGTGGTCAAAGATGTTTTTCTACACATTCTCATGGTTGCGGCATTCAAACCAGGACAGTACCGGGGGCATGAGATACAGCCAGGGCAGGCCATTATAGGACGAAAAAAAATGGCCGAGGAGTTGGGTTTTTCAGAACAGCAAGTAAGAACGGCATTAAAAAAGTTAGAAAGTACTGGGGAAATTTCGATTTTTTCAACCAACAAATTTTCTATTGTAACCGTTGAAAATTGGATGTTTTACCAGGGTGATGACAATGAAAGCAACCAACAATCAACCAACAATCAACCAACAATCAACCAACAAGTAACCAACAATCAACCACATCTTAAGAATGTAAAGAATGTTAAGAATGTAAAGAAAGAAAAGAATATATATATACGCCCTGCGCTTGGCGAATTTGAAAATGTCCTGATCACAGAGGAAGAACTGGAAAAGCTAAAAGAGCGATTCCCATATGACTGGGAGGACAGAGTGGAGAGACTATCCGAGTACATACAGAGCAAAGGGAAAAGATACAAGAGCCACTACGCCACAATTCTAGCCTGGGCAAGGAAAGATGCTGATAGATGCAAAGCTGAGAGTAAAAAAGGGAGGCTGGATTGGATAGATGACATTTAACGAGTTTAAGGTACTGGCCAAAGGCATGAAAGCAGTTTATACAGCAGCAACTTTCTTACCGGATGAAGATTCAATAAAAATCTGGTACAGGCTGCTGCAAGACATACCTTACGAGGTCGCTAACATAGCAATTCAGCGTCATATGATGACAAACAAATTCCCGCCGACAATTGCAGAGATAAGAGAACAAGCCGCGCTAAGTGTAAATAATGAGCTAAACAGCGATTGGGGACAATCCTGGGAGCAAGTATACAAAGCAATAAGAACCTATGGGCTATGGGGAACGGAAGAAGCCTTCGCAAGTATGGACGACATAACAAGACAATGCGTTAAACGGCTGGGCTGGAAAGAATTGTGTATGAGCGAAACCCCGATGCAGGACCGGGCAAATTTCAGAATGATTTTTGAAGAATTAAAACTAAAAACAAAACAGGAATCAGCACTACCGCTGAATATAAAAGAAAGCATTGCAAAACTACAATCAAAGCAAAAGATGATAGGAGAAAGAAAATGAACAGCGTTTTTTTAATCGATGAAAAAGTTTTAGTTTACAAATATCTGTCAGAGAGAAAGCCCATGCATGTTGTTGCAAATGAAATGGGCGTAGCTGTTGGAACAGTATATAACTATTTACAAAAATTAGGAATAGAAACTCGTAAAGCAACTGATTATCCCGCGACCGAAAAGCAAAGAGAGGCATGGCGAAAAATAGGACAAAAAAGAAAAGGAAAAAAGATGTCAGAGGTGGCAAAAGAGAAAATTAGTAAAGCACACAAACAAGGTGGAATAGGACACAAAAAGAAAAGAGGTGACGGTTACATAGCTATATATTTTCCAGACCATCCTAAAGCAAATAAAGAGGGCTACATTATGGAACATGTACTTGTAATGGAGGCTTTGATAGGGAGACACCTTAGAGATAATGAATGTGTCCACCATATTGATGAAAACAGGCAAAACAATAAGAAAGAAAACTTAAAGTTAATGACTATAAGCGAACATATGTCTTATCACTCAAGAAAAAGACATAAGGAAAGGAGAGATGACCTATAAATTCAGTAGTTTTAATCGGGAGACTCACAAAAGCCCCAGACCTTCGTTATACCGCAGGCACACAGATGGCTGTTGCTACGTTTACCGTTGCCATCGATAGATCTGTGAGAGCAGGAGAAGAAAGGCAAACTGATTTTCCAAGAGTTACAGTGTTCGGTAGACTAGCCGAAAACTGCGAAAAGTTCCTGGCAAAGGGCAGGTTGGTCGGAGTTCAGGGAAGACTTCAGACAGGCAGCTATAAAAACAAAGACGGTGTGACCGTATACACTACCGACGTTATAGCCGACAGAGTGGAATTTTTAGAATGGGGTGACAGAACCCAGAGAAGCAGTTCATCGCCGCATAGTTCGAGAGTTGATGACGTTCCTTCAGGGTTTGCCGCCATAGATGAAGACATCCCGTTTTAGGTGAGTAGCATGGATAAGAAGACGAAATGCAGAAAGTGTAAATATAGCAGATGGATTTCAGGGGTGAATAGAAAAGATATTGAACTATGTTGCGTGTACATATTAATGACAGGCGAACCAAGAAGAGAGGCAGCAGGAGAAACATGCACGAAATTCCAACCAACAAAGAAAAAGTACGTTGGATTAGCATTTAAAAAAAGTTTTCCAGAATTTACAGCGAGGGAGAAAAATGAGATACAACATGACAACCGGTATGAAATTTGACCTACAAAAAATGGGACTAAAAGCACACGACAAGGGGTTTTATGCCACTGAATCCGAAGAGGCAGAAAATCCGATTCTATACGTTGCAAATGATGATGAAATTGCTCTGATAAATAGGGGTGGAGCAATTAGATTAACCCTACAGGATGCCCTGGCAATAGCGGGCGAGTTGATGGACATATTAAACGACTATCAATCGTTTGTAAAAGAAAGAAGGCGATTTGCATGATAAATAGCCGTGAGAAAGGGAAAAGATTTGAGCGGAAACTAGCCAGCATTTTAAAAAAAGATTACGGCTACGACTGCCGAAGAGGGCAACAGTATTGCGGTGCTAACGGTGACGCTGATGTTATAGGATTACCAGGAATACATATCGAAGCTAAACATCAAGAAAAAATGCAGTTATATGACTGGATAAATCAGGCTAAGAGGGACGCCAAAGATGGACTGTTGCCGGTAGTATTTCACAAAAAGAATAATTGTGAAATACTAGTCAGCATGACCCTTGACACGTTTATGAAAATATATCCTGAATGGGAGGCAGGGCAGAAATGAAAGAAATAAAATGCGAGATATACAGAGACTCAATGCAAAATTATAAAAAATATGCAATTCCACCAGCACAATTAATAATAGCCGATGTTCCATATAATGTGGGAACAAACTTTTACGGAAGTAATCCAATGTGGTACAACGGCGGTGACAATAAAAACGGTGAAAGCAAATTAGCAAAAAAAGCGGCATTCAATTCCGATTTCAATTTTAACCTGTATGAGTACTTCCATTTCTGCTCTAAGATGTTAAAAAAAGATGATAAAAAGCCGGTTCCTAGAGGGAGAAGCTCAAATAGTCCGTGCATGATTGTATTTTGTTCATATGAACAGCAGCCAACATTGATAGACGCAGCAAAAAAGCATGGATTTGTAAATTACATACCATTAGTCTTTATTAAAAATTATAGTCCGCAAGTGTTAAAGGCAAATATGAGAGTAGTAGGAGCTACAGAATATGCTTTATTGCTATACAGGGACAAGCTGCCCAAATTCAGAAACGGCCTGCAAGTTGATGAAAACGGGAAAAACATCCGAGGGACTGGCCACATGATTTTTAACTGGTTTACATGGGAAAAAGACGGAAAAGAAATCCCCAAAATTCACCCGGCGCAAAAGCCCGTAAGGGTTATAAAAAAACTGATACAAACATTTACAGATCCGGGCGATGTAGTGATAGACCCGTGTGCCGGAAGTGGCAGCACGTTAAGAGCAGCCTATGAAATGGGAAGACCTTCATATGGATTTGAAATTGACAGGCATTTTTATAACAATGCAAAAAAACAAATGTTATGTTTTGAAAGCGAGCAGTTAAAATGGCCGAGCAGTGGAACTGAAAGGAGTACATATGACCAATTTATCAAATGGGAAGACAAAAAACCGTGGAGCATAGAAGACCTATTAAAGCTGGAGGTAGAGGAATGATTAAACAAATTATCAATGAATCACAAACCGTACAGACGACTTTTGCTGTTGATGTTAATGGAAGGCAAGTTACTTATGAGAAATTAAACAATGAATTTGGTTATATTCTATACACGGTTATTGGCGTTAATGAAGACAAAGAAACCGCGATTAAAGAATCGGACGCTGCCATTGATACAGTCATTGAAACGATGTGTGCCCAAAGTTATGACCACGGTTCGGAATGGCGGTTAGTGCAAAAAGAAGCGAACACAGATTTGCTGGATAGATTCGGACAGTACCTGGTAACAGCTTATTTTGAAATGAAAGATATTTATTAAAATAAAGTATGTCAGCAGAGGTAGAGGAATGATAGACGAGACTAAACTGATAGAAAAAATCGAAGCACGAAAGAAATATCTCCAGCAGCAAGCTGCCGAATGTGATGAAGCAGGGGATACAAAACATATGGACATGTGGGACGCTAAAAATTTTGAAATGGACATTATTTTAAGATGGATAGCGGAATTAAAATCAGAGCGCGGAGAATGGATAAAGATTCAATATGTAAAGGAAGAATCACCAGACGAAGGTTTCTGGATATATCGTTGTTCAAATTGTCGCATTCCAAACTACAAGAATAGTACCTACTGTCCGCATTGCGGCATAAGGATGGAGGGAGAATAATGAGTTACGATATACGCCTAAATGATCCAGTTACAAAGGAGGTCATAGAAGTTGATACACCACACTTTATGGCGGGCGGCACATATGCTCTTGGCGGAACAAAAGAGCTATGGCTCAATGTGACCTACAATTACTCAGCCCATTTTTATAACACAATGGGCGAAAAAGGAATCAGAACCATATACGGCATGAGCGGGGCTGAAAGCATACCGATTTTAGAAAACGCCATAAACCAGCTTGGCGATGATGTAGACCCTGATTATTGGGAGCCGACCGAGGGAAACGCAAAGAGAGCGTTGCTACAATTACTGGCAATGGCCAAAATGAGGCCGGACGGAATATGGGACGGCGATTGAGTTATTCGGAATTTCCGAACAACTAAGAGAAAAAAGGAGGATAAACGATGGATATGAAAACATGGGCAGAAAGAGAAGCTGCAATACGAATTGAATTTGAACGAAAAGATAAGGACACAGATGAATCATTCTTTAATTATGGGGCAGCATGTGTGGAATCAGCATTAAAGGCATTTAACTGTCTTATGGAAGACGGACATTCTGGGATGTCCATAGGATTCACCAAAGCATTTCTGAATAGGCTGATAGATGGTAAACCATTAACTCCTATCGAAGACACTGATGATATATGGGAGTTTAGCTGGGAAGACAATGGTGTTAAAACTTATCAGTGTACAAGAATGTCTTCGTTATTCAAGGATGAATATTCTGATGGTACGGTAAAATACCATGATGTTGACAGAGTTATCTGCTATGAAGTAAGCTCTCCGGATGTATCGTATTCCAGCGGTTTTGTTAGAAAAACAATTGACGAAATGTTTCCTATCACCATGCCATACTGGCCGAAAGATAATCCATATAAAGTATATGTTGAAGAATTTTTAACCGACCCTAAAAATGGTGATTATGACACTATGGGTGTTTTGTATCTTAGAACACCTGATGGAGAAAAGATTGATATCAATAGATACTTCAAAGAAGCGGAAGGTGGATTTGCTGAGATTGATGAAGACGAGTATATTACAAGAATTAAAGCTGATGTGAGGAAAAATAAATGAAGAAAGAAATCACAGAGATAGCCGATTACTTCGGGTATGAGCAGCAGAAAAATATGCTAATAGAAGAACAGGCGGAGCTCATTCAGGCATTGAATAAGTTTGACCGGAAAGGAACCGAAGAGGCATTTAATAACATCATCGAAGAAATTGCAGATGTAGAACTAATGATAGACCAAGTCAAGTATCTGCTAGACATTAGTCAAGATGCCATAGATGAGATAAAAGAGGAAAAGATAAAGCGCACGATGGAGATAATTAATCAGGCTTTAGAAGCCAGTACATATGGAGGAACACATTGAGCAGAGATTATCAGAGAACGAAGAGGAACCCGTGGATATTGCCCCATAATCTATACCGACAAACCCTTTATGCTATCCGGGACTACAATCGAATAAAGGAAGAATATGAGTACCTGATAATGGGACACCCTGCGGAAATGGACGGTCAACCCAAAGGAACAAAAACAGGCGACCCGACTGCTGCCATAGCCGCAAAAGCAGAGCGGTTACATAACCAGTTAAGAGCGATAGACGACGCTAAAAAGGTTATACCGGAAGAATATCTCAAGGGTGTGTGGGACAATATCGTTTATGGCACGGCATATCCTGCTGATGCAGACAGAACTACATACTGGCGACACAAGTCACATTTTGTGTATGAGGTCGCAAAAAATCGCACATTTTTATAATGTTGCAACCTACGGGAAAAAAATAAAGCGTATAATGATAGTGTGGCAAGGTAAGACAAGTTTCATTTTTAGTCTCCTTTCTGAATATAGTCCTGAGCATGACGATAAACTGCTCTCGCATTTTAATATCTTCCTTTTCATCGTTCCTGGGCATGAATTAAAACTGCTCACCAGAACGTACCGCGGTAAGCTTCGGCTCCGCGGTCTTTTATTGCCGCGGGATAGTGCAACGGTAGCACGCTGGTCTCCTTAGCCAGTAATGGCGGTTCAATCCCGTCTCCCGCAACCATAGGAGGAAATATGCTTTATAAATATTTTTACTTATGCAATGGGAAAAAGCCTGAATGCAAAGACCATATTAATTGCTATAAGAATGGCGGCGAGTGTAGGTATACTGAGTTTTTACAATATGCCAGACCAAAAAGAGGAAGGCGTAAATTTAAAAAAGAACATGGGGCATACTTTGAGAAAGGCAAATTATGTTAAAGTCATGCAAGTACTGTGGCCGAGTACATGATGGCAAGCTAATATGCCATCAGAAAGAAGAAGCGATAAAACGCCGACAAGCTAAAAAGGATAACGATATAGAGCAGTTTAGAGGTTCTATTGCGTGGAAGAACAAGCGTAACGAAATAAGAGAGCGTGACAGACAAGTATGCCAAGTGTGCATACGAGGACTATATGAACCAATTAGAAAGTATGAAACAGAGAATCTGAGCGTACACCACATAAAACCCTTAGAAGGCTATTTTGAAAACAGGCTAGATAATGAGTATTTAATAACACTATGCAATAGACACCATGAAATGGCAGAGGCAGGACATATATCAGCTGAGGAATTAACAGACATAGCTAAGGAACAAGAGGGAAATAATCCCCCCGGCTAAAAAAACGAACAAAAATAAATATTAATTCCACCGACGCCCCCTATTCGAAAACAAAAAATATTAGAAATGAACACATGAAAGGGATGATACAATGGCACGACCAGCCAAAAGTATAAAATCAAAAACAGGAACAATTACAAAAGCAGAAGAAAAGGCGAGAACAAAAGTAGAAACAAGATTACGCGGCACAGATGACAAGCTGCATCCACCTGATTATTTGACGGAAGAACAGAAACGCATATTTTTATATATTCTTGAAAACCTTGATGAATCAAAGATGCTCGGAAACCTTGACCAATTTATTTTAGCAAGTGCAAGTGTAACAATAGCTCAGCTACAAGATTATGACATGCAGTCGAATAAAGATCCCGACAAAATGCTTAACAGTGCGTTTCGTATGGCGCGAAGTGAAACGAAGAAAGATTTTTTCAGATGCTGCAATGAGCTATGCTTGTCGCCACAATCAAGAGCAAAATTATCAATATCGGCTGTTAAAGCGGAGCCCGAGAAAAAAACAATAATGGATATTTTAAATGACGAAGACGATTAAGCACCCTGCAATTAAATATGCAGAAAGTGTTGTAGAAGAAAAAGTGAGGGCTCCGAAATATGTAAAATTGCAATGTCAAAATTTTTTAAATGATGCATACGGTAAAAGCGAAAAATATTGTATAAATGAGAAGCTGTTAGACAAAATTTATACAATACTAAAAATTCTTAAAATGGCAAAAGGACCGAGTGCAGGTAAGAGTATATACAAATCTTTAGGAGGTTATCAATGGCTTATGATTACGGCTGTGATATGCACTGTATACAAGAATGATAACCGTAAGCGAAGATATGAAACAGCTTTGCTGGAAATATGCAGAAAGAATGGCAAAACTTTTGTTGTAGCGGTTCTTTTTGTTTTGCTTTTCTATATTGAGCCTGCTTATTCAAGATTTTTTTCCGTAGCACCTGACGGAGCTTTAGCGCGCGAAATTAAAGAAGCCATAGAGCCCCTTATAGCTGCAAATGCAGACGTATTTGAAGACGGAGAATTTAAGGTGCTACGTGATTACATATTGCATAAACCTACAAAGACCAAATACACGCCGCTAAATTATTCTACTTCAAGACTTGATGGAAAAGAACCATCTGTGTTTATTGCTGACGAAATAGGGGCATTACCGACACCATACGCAATAGAAGCGATGAGATCAGGGCAGCTGCTTGTTAAGAACAAATTAGGGTTCCTAATTTCAACAAAATATCCTACAGTGGATAACCCACTTGAAGATGAGGTCAATTACGCGAAGCAGGTACTTGATGGGTTGGTTGAAGATGAAACAGTTTTTGCATTATTATATGAGCCTGACAATCCCGGCGATTGGGCAACGGATGACGATGTATTAAAAGACGGAAATCCGCTTGCGCTTGAGATAAATTCTGTATGGGATGACCTCATTGAAAAAAGAAAAAAAGCGATCTTGCGTGAGAGTTTGCGAGAAAACTTTCTGACAAAGCACTGTAACATCATATATCAGGGAGCAGGAACAGAGACATATATTCCTGTGGAAGCTGTCAGAAAATGCAAAGTCAGTCATATAGAATGGAAAGGGAAGCAAGTTTATATCGGAGTTGATTTATCTATGAGCAATGATAACTGCGCTGTTGCTATATCGGCGGAGGACGATGGAGAAATTTATTCAGATGTAATTGCTTTTATTCCAGAGGGCAGAATAGATGAAAAAAACGAGTTTGAACACATAGACTACAGAAGATTTATAAAGGCTATGAAGTGCATAGCGTGTGGAGACATGACTGTTGATTACTCCGTTATAGAAGAATTTGTATTTGGAATAGAAGAAAAGTACGGCGTAACGGTTATGGCTATAGGTTATGACCGATATAACGCATTGTCAAGCGCACAGAAATGGGACGAAAAATATACAACAGTTCAAATCCGCCAGCACAGTGACACACTGCATCCACCCACAAAATTGTTGTATGAATTTATCATGAACCAAAACTGGCATTATGAAGAGAATACATTGCTTGAGATAAATTTTGAGAATGCGAAATGTACTTTTGACACTAATATGAATCGCTATGTAAATAAAAAGAAATCAAATGGAAAGATTGATATGGTTGTGGCGCTGATTAATAGCATATATTTACTTCAGCAAGATGTATTGCTGTATGACGGAGATTTTGTAGTTCAAACTATATAAAAATGTGTAAAAAACACACATAATTCTATTGACAAATGTGTAATCAGTGTGTATAATAATAACATAAGGAGGGCACACTGATGAAGCAGAAAGAGTTGATTAAAAAGCTTGAAAGTATCGGATTTGAACTTTATAGACACGGAGGAAGTCATGACATCTATAGAAGAGGCAAAGATTTTGAGACGATACCAAGACATAAAGAAATCAACGAAAAGTTGGCAAAAGCAATCCTGAAGAAGTGGGGCTTATAGCCCCACGAAGGGTTAATCATATAGGAGGTCAATAGATATGAAAAAGGTTTATCCGGTTATTTTTACACAAACAGAAACAACAGTATTAGTTGAAGTTCCAGATATGGGAATTTTAACGGAAGGGACTGATTTAGAAAATGCCATTGAGATGGCAAGGGATGCTATAGGCTTAAAAGGAATTGCAACTCAGGATGAAGGCGGAGAACTCCCTGAAGCGTCAAGGCTAGAGGATATTGATGCAAGCAAAGGTACTTTTGCTGAAGATGGCAAAAACATCCTATCACTTGTAGACATTGACTTTACTGTCTACCGTAGAAAGATGGATAATAAGACTGTAAGGAGAAATGTTACCTTGCCAAACTGGTTGAATCAGGAGGCAGAAGCCGCAAATATAAACGTGTCAAAGGTCTTGCAAGATGCCTTGATGCAAAAATTGAATGTGTCCAGATAATTAGAGAGACGCTTCTGATTAAGGAGCGTCTTTTTCGTAAAAAGATTTATAAACCTCTTGACTTTTGTGTCACCATATAATAAGATATATGTGTCACCAAAAGAAAGGAGGGCAGAGAATGACACCAAGGACAGGACGACCGACTGATAACCCCAAAAGGCATGAAACGCGAATAAGAATGTCTGATAAGGATATAGAAATGTTAAATTACTGTTGTGAAGTGACAGGTAAAACAAAAGCGGATATTATTCGTATTGGAATCAGGAACGTCTATAATGAACTTAAAAAGAAATAGGAGCAACCGTCCCCCTACCAAAGCGACTGGTTACTCCTAAACCCAAAATAAAGGTTTGTAAATATTATACATGCAAACCTCTATTTTGGCAAATCTAAATTTTGTAAATGGAGGTTTTTATTATGCAAACATACATGAAAGAATGTAGATGTCTTGATTATGATGATATAGGGACTACTATTGACCAATGTGCCACAGTAATGTCGATACTTTTAGAGGAAATTGAAGACGAGCTTAATGCAGTAATAGAAAGACTTAAAAAATACGAACTGGACGGATATTTGGAGCGCATAAGGCAGATATTCCCCGGCCTTTATTTGACAACGCATAAAATGTATGAGCTGGCTGAAGATTGCAGACTGAGCGAAGAAGCTGGGGGGGGGGTACTATAAATGGATAATTTGGAAAGGAGCATAGGCATGAATAATATACAGGTTTTCAAAAACGCACAGTTTGGAAGTATTAGAGCCGTAGAATTAAACGGCGAACCGTGGCTTGTGGGGAAAGATGTAGCAAGCATACTTGGCTATACAAAGTTAGACGCTATGTACCGTGTAGTTGAGGAAGCAGATAAGCTGAGCATAGACCCTCAAAGCGTTGGAATTGCTGGATTCCCCCCAAACGGAGCCATCCTCGAACCGAATCCAAATGTAAGGAGAATGATACTTATAAATGAAAGCGGTTTGTATGACGCCATATTTTCAAGCAAATTACCACAGGCGAAGCAGTTCAGGCATTGGGTAACTTCCGAAGTCCTCCCGTCAATCCGTAAACATGGCGGCTACATAAAAGACCAAGAGAACCTAACCGAAGACGAGCTTCTTTCAAGAGCCTTATTAGTAGCTCAAAGCAGAATAGCAGAAAGAGACAGGCAAATAGAACGCATGAGACCAAAAGAAATCTTTGCCGATGCTGTAACCGCTTCTCATAACTCTATATTAGTCGGGGAGCTCGCAAAGGTATTACGTCAGAACGGCGTAGAAATCGGTCAGAACAGACTTTTTGAATGGCTTAGGGGAAATGGTTATTTAATTAAAAGAAAGGGCTCAGACTGGAATATGCCAACTCAAATGGCTATGGAACTTGGACTCTTTGAGATAAAAGAAACTGTTATAACACATGCAGATGGTCACACATCAATAAATAAGACAGTAAAAGTGACCGGTAAGGGACAGCAATATTTTATCAACAAATTTTTGGGGATGGCTTAAGCCATCCCATTTTAAAAGGAGGGATAGTAGAGGGGAATATTTAAACGAAAACGAGCTGAGCCAGAACCAGAGATAATAGATGAAAACTCAGTACCAGACCCATTACTTCGGGCATGGTTTTCGCCAGAGAATATAAACAGAGACAAAGCCATGCAGATACCATCTCTTGCAGGAGCGATAGATGAAATAGCGCGGACGGTCGCAAACATTCCTATTAAACTTTACCGAAAAAAAGATGGAAAGGTTGAGGAAGTAAAAAATGATAAACGAGTGTTTTTGCTAAATGAAGAAACCGGGGACACATTGGACGCAAATCAAATGAAACAGGCTGTAGTTCGTGACTATTATCTTGGTCGTGGTGGGTTTATCTTTGTAAACTGGGAAGGCTTAAATGTTGAATCGTTGCACTATGTTTTTAGTGAGTATATTTCAATCGCACCAAATGCGGATGTAGTCTTTAAAGACTACACCATCCTTGTGCAAGGACGTTCATATTTTCCGGAGCAATTTATAAAAGTTCTACGCAATACAATAGACGGTATGTTTGGAAATAGCATTGTCGAACAAAATAAACAAGCCTTGAGTGTTGCATATAACTCGCTGTTATATGAAGAAGGACTGGTAAAAACCGGTGGCAATAAAAAAGGATTTGTCAAGTCAGCAAAGAAATTATCTCAGGAGGCAATAAATAAACTCAAGGAAGCATGGCGGAAGCTGTACCAGAATAACACAGAAAACGTAGTGATTTTAAATGAGGGCTTAGATTTTCAAGAGGCTTCGAACACTTCCGTTGAGATGCAGCTCAACGAGAATAAAAAGACCAACGGAGAAGAGTTCAGGCGACTTTTGGGCGTACCTGATGATTTAGGTAGCGAGCAAGGAGATAAGGCTTTTATCAAGTATTGTATAAACGCTTTTATGGGTGAGTTTATGACCGCTTTAAATAAGGCTCTCTTGCTAGAATCAGAAAAAGGTACGCATTATTTCGCTCCGGATATGTACGAATTGACAAAGGGTGATACAGATAAGCGTTATGCTGCATATAAGACAGCAGCAGAGACCGGATGGCTGCAAATAGATGAGATTAGAGAAAAAGAGAATATGGAACCACTCGGCATAGATATGGTTAAATTAGGGCTGCAAGATGTCTTGTACGACCCCAAAAACAAGCAAGTATATATTCCAAACACTAACAAAGTTGTAGACCTTGGGAAAGGAGGTGTAAGCGAAGGGCAAGAATTGAACTCAGAGCAGAAAATGGAAGAGAATCCGTCATAATAGACGGATACGTTAACGTAACGGGAAGAGACAGTAGACCAATACCTGATAGAAAAGGCGGATACTTTATAGAACGCATTCAGTCTGGAGCATTTCAAAAGGCTCTTGATAGAGCGCAAGAAGTAAAAGCACTTTTAAACCACAAGTGGGACAAGGTAATTGGAAGCACTAAAAGTAATTTAAGTTTGAAGGAAGATGTTGTTGGACTGAGAGCGCACATGGAAACCGATGACCCAGAGGTTGTTAAAGCTGCAAAAGAAAATAGGTTGCGTGGATGGTCTTTTGATATTATGAGACCATCAGAGCAACGTGCCGAGCTGGCGAATGGTATGCCACTAAGGACAATAACAGATTTTGATATCAGTGAGATATCATTGATAACAAATATGAGACCTTGGTATGAAAGTACAACAGTTGAAACAAGAGCCGGAGATGATGGGGAGATTACCGTAGAAATCCGCGCGGAAGAATTTGAAGCCGAATATGTTGGCTTTGAAGATAAACGGGCTGAAAAAGAGCCTGATTTGAGCAAGTTAAAAGAAAAGATAGAAAAATACGGAGGTAAAGTTAAGGAAGAAAGATAACATTAAGGCATTAAATGAGCAGAGAGCCGAAAAGGTGCAGGAGCTTGAGTTGCTCTACGCGAAGCTAAACGGAGAACAAAGAGCCATTACTGAAGAGGAAGAAAGACAGATTGAGGCTATTTCTGACGAAATTGAGGGCATCGACAAAACTATAAACATCCTTGAAAGCATGAAGCAGCGCCTTATTAAGACTAATGAGGACAAAAGAGAAGTTATTGACGATGTTACCGGTGAGCAGAGAGCCGAGCAGGAAAAAGCAGACGAAAAAGCTTTTGCAAACTATATCAGGGGAATTGTTAGCGAAGAGAGGGCCGAGAATTTAACATTCACCGATAACGGCGCAGTCATCCCGACTACAATCGCAAACAGGATAATTAAAAAAGTATATGATATTTCCCCAATTTTAGAGAGGTCGACAAAGTACAATGTAAAGGGAACACTTGAAATCCCATACTATCCAGAGTCAGACGATACCGACATCACAATGGCTTATGCCACTGAGTTTGTTGAGCTTGAAAGCTCTGCAGGTAAGTTTACCAATATTTCGCTTACCGGATACCTTGCAGGTGCATTGACTCTTGTATCACGCAGCCTTATCAATAACAGCCAGTTTGATATTGTCGGCTTCGTTGTAGACCACATGGCTTACAATATTCACAGATGGATTGAAAATGAGCTGTTAAATGGAACCGTTTCCAAAATAGAAGGATTGTCTGGCGTTACACAAGAAGTTACAGCAGCGGCAACGACAGCAGTCACAGCAGATGAGCTCATACAGCTTCAGGATACCGTAAAAGATGCCTTCCAGGCTAATGCTATCTGGATTATGTCCCCTGCAACAAGAACTGCCCTTAGACAGTTAAAAGATGACGTTGGCAGATACTTACTACAGGACGATATAACTGCTCCATTTGGAAAGGTTCTGCTCGGAAAGCCAGTATATGTATCTGACAATATGCCAAATATGGCGGCGGGTAAAGCTGCTATCTACTACGGCGATATGACAGGGTTGGCAGTAAAGATAACCGAAGAAATGGAGATACAGGTTCTAAGAGAAAAATATGCTACACAGCACGCAGATGGCGTTGTTGCATGGATAGAGATGGATGCGAAAGTTGAAAACGCCCAGAAAATAGCTAAATTGGAAATGGCAGCATCCTAAGGAGGTAGCATATGACTATAAGTGAAGCGATAAAGAATCTAATAGTTGCTATGAAGGGAAGTGGGGAAGCATCTGATATAGATGAACAAACCATTGCCCAGGTGATACAGTATATGGCTAACAATTGGGAAACAATTTCAGCCGGAATTGGCGGAGAACCGTACACATTGCCGGAAGCAACAGCATCAACTTTGGGCGGAGTTAAAGAGGCCACTGCAGTAGGTACAGTATCTGTTGCTGATGCAAGCACTGCTATTTCTGCGTCATACACACAGGCAGAAGTACAAGCTATTGCAACACTTGCTAACGCTAATAAAGCAGCTATAAATCAAATTATTGCAAACCTTAAAGCGGCAGGAGTGATGGCTTAATGAAGTACGAAGCAAAAGTAAGCTTTGCAGGTCCCGTAACTATGAGAAAAGGTGAAGTAAGGGAGCTTGAACGCTCTCTTGCTTTGCCATTGGTAAAGTGCGGTTATTTAGTAGAAAAGAGGAAGCCTAAGGAAAGTAAGCGAACTAACAACGGGGATAATCTGTGACCATATCAGAGAACTAGAAGACAACTTAAGCGAACCTGATAAGAGTTTGTTGAATGCCATGCAAGCAGCAGCGATTGCTTATTGCGTAGGTTATACAGGGCTTACTAATGAAGAACTAGATAACCATGAAGACATCACCATAGCTGTTCTTACGTTGATTTCTGACATGTGGGATAATAGGTCAATGACTGTTGACCGCGCTAATATCAATAGAGTGGTTGATACTATACTGGGTATGTACTGCATAAATCTCTTGCCAAGCACCGAAGAGGAGGCGATTTAATGGACGCCGGACTTCTGAGGAATCTTGTTACGTTTCAACAATATGTTGAGGGATTTGATGAGATAGGCAATCCATCACATACATGGAAGGATTACAAAAAAGATTACGCCTATATTAATGGATTATCTGGGCGTGAATATTGGGAAGCAGCGGTAGTTCATGGCGAAAATACAGTAGAGTTTACATTTAGATGGAAACCTTACTTTGACAGCATGAACACAAAACAGTATCGCCTAATATTTAACGGCGCCATATACAACATCACTTCTATTGATAATATTCAGTTCAGAAACAAGACAGTAAAGATAAAGGCGGTGACTAAAAGTGGCACAGAACAGTAAACGTGTAAAAATTGATGGTTTAGCAGATGCTATCTCAGATAGTCTGAGGGAGTATGCTGATTTAACAGTAGATATTTTAGACAAGGCAGGAAAAGAAGTTGCAAGGAAAGGTGTGAAGGACCTAAAAAAAACATCGCCTAAAGGAGTTGGAAGCAAAAAAGGGCATTATGCGGACAGCTGGGCAGTAAGGTCACAAAAACCAAAACGTAGTCGCTCATCTAATCTAATTCATAATAAAGAAAAGCCAGGGCTTACTCATTTATTAGAAAATGGTCATCAATTGAGGCAAGGTGGAAGAGCCAAACCAATTCCGCACATTGAACCGATAGGTAGATGGTGTAAACAAGAATATGTAAGAAGGGTGGAGAAAAAACTAAATGACGGCTAAAGAAATATATGACGGTTTGATATCACTTGGCTATCCTGTAGCGTACAGTCATTTTGCGGAGGGAAATGTACCAGAGACACCTTTTATTACATATTACTTCCCCGGTACTGATAACTTCTCGGCTGATGGGATTGTATACCAAGAAGTTGATAACTTAGATATTGAATTGTATTCAAACAAAAAAGACCTGGCAGCAGAAAAAGCAATATCAGATTGGTTAACTGAGAATGGTCTTTTTTTTGAAAAACAAGAATATTACATAGAATCCGAAAAATGGATTCAAGTCATTTTTGAGATTTCATTGATAGGAGGTAAATAAGGGCAGCTAATAAAGTAAAGTTTAACATTCATAATGTACATTATGCTGTGAAAACCGCTGAGGGTACATACGAGACACCAGTGGCAATTCCTGGTGCTGTTTCTATATCATTAGCACAACAGGGACAATTAACACCATTCTATGCGGATGGTGTCAAGTATTATGTATCATCGTCAAACGGCGGATATGAAGGAGATTTAGTTTTGGCGATGGTGCCTGACGAATTTAGAGAAGATGTTCTTGGTGAAACATTGGATACTAACCAGGTTTTATTCGAGAATGCAAACAAACGTCCTGTAGAATTTGCACTTGGATTCGATGTAGATGGCGACCAGGGGACAACCAAGTTCTGGTTCTATAATTGTACAGCAACAAGGCCATCAATAGACGCGCAAACTAATGAGGACACTATAACGCCTCAGACTGACACACTGACAATTTCATGCGCATCTACTGAAGATGGTACAGTAAGAGGAAAGACCACACCAGAAACGGAAGGAACTATTTTGACTGCGTGGTACACTAATGTATATAAAAAAGACCAGTCAGCAGAATAGAGGTAAGATATGATAAAAGATATAGAGATAGGCGGCAAAGTATGCCGCCTTAAATCTTCTGCAGCAATACCCAGAATTTATAGGCAGTTTTTTAACAAAGATTTGCTTATGGATATGAACTCTATTTTTGAGTATTCTGCATTAAAAGCAAAATTGAATAGGGAATTAAAAGCAAAAGCAAAAAAAGAGGGCGAGGAATTTGAGCCTGTAAATGATAATTTATTGCCAGAGCATATAGAGACTTTGGAAAATTTAACATATATATTGCATAAGCATGGAGACCCCAGTCAGCCAGATGAGATAGAAGAGTGGTTTGAACAGTTCGAAATGCTTGATATATATGATGCATTTCCGTCAGTGATAAATATGTGGGCAGAAGAAAACAAACAGCTTGTTAGCGCAAAAAAAAAGAACGACAGATAGATAGAAAGAGCACAACAGCTCTTTTTTTATTGCGCTGTACTCAGATGGGGATATCGTTAAATGATTTAGACAAAATCAGCATGGGTACAGTTTACGACATGTTGACAGAGCGGCAAAACGATAACTATGATTACCCAATTATAGCGAATCAAAATGATATCGATAACTTATAAGGAGGGATTAAAGGGCAAAAAGAATATCAGGCATAACCATCGCTCTCGATGGTGACGCTACAGGGCTCAATAAGTCCCTTGACAGTGTAGATAAAAATTTAAGAGAAACACAATCCACGCTTCGGGATGTGAACTCGTTGCTTAAATTTGACCCTAAAAACACGGAGCTTTTAAGCCAAAAACAAAAGCTTTTAAGTAGTGCCATAGAAGACACTGAAGAAAGGCTTAAAACATTAAGAACCGCCGCGCAAAAGGCAAAGGAGATGCTAGAAAGCGGCGAGCTGGGGCAGGATAAGTATGATGCTCTCCAGCGTGAAATAATAGATACTGAGAATAAGCTAAAAAAGCTTCAAAGTCAGAGCAAAGATACCAGTAAAGCATTAGTAAGCTCAAGTAGTGGATTAGACAAACTGGCTTCTTCGGCTGATAATGCTTCAAAAAAACTGGAAGGGGCCAGTAAAAAAGCAGGTGCATTACTTGGTGCTCTTGCAGCCACAGTGCCGGCAACACAGGAGATAAGGCGTGATTTATCTTTTCTTGAACAAAATGCAAACGAAGCTGGAGAGACTATAGAGGGTGCTACTGAAGCTTTTAAGATTTTTAATGCGGTTTCAGGAGAAACCGACAGCTCAATTGAAGGCATTTCAAATCTGCTACAGGCTGATTTTACCGGCAATAATCTACAAGAAGCTGTAGAGCTATTGTCAGGTGCCGTTACACGTTTTCCGGATACGCTAAAAGTAGAATCACTGTCGGATAGCTTACAAGAGACTCTTGCAACAAGTAAAGCAACCGGTCAGTTTGGGGAACTTTTGGATAGACTGGGGATAGGTGCAGACAATTTTTCTGAAGGACTTCAGAAATGTAAAACTCAAGCTGACAAGCAGAATTATGCCTTAAAAACATTATCCAGGGCAGGTTTAAAAGAAACCTATAACGGCTGGAGAGACAATAACAAAGAATTAGTTGAGTATCAAGATGCAACGTTTGAACTTGAAGAAGCTATTGCAGAGTTATCCAAAACAATAGCGCCTATTGTAACCAAAGTAGCTGAGATAGGTACAAAAGGAATAAAAGCTTTTAACTCGTTATCCGAACCAGTTCAGAATACTATACTTGGACTTTTGGCAGCTACAGCGGCAGCCTCACCGATGCTAAAGATAATTTCAAATATTACAACTGCGACAAAGAATTTAACCGGTAGCTCAAAGCTTTTGTCAGGTGCATTAAGCAAAATTCCTTATGTAGCTGTCGCCGGTGTAGCTGTAGGCCTGGTCGCAGCTATAGGTCAAGTTATTAGTGAGATGAATGATGAGACCAGAGCAGCTGAAAAGTTACGAGCTGAGCACGAGAAAAATGTTGAATCAATCAAAGCACAAACTGATGAAAGTGAGTTTTATCTTGAGAAACTTGAAGAACTCTCTGAAAAAGAGAATAAGTCTACGCAAGAAAAGCAGTTAATGCAAGAGTATGTTGACAAGCTAAATGAATCAACTGAAAATCTAAACTTAACATACGACAAAGAAAAAGATAAGCTCAATCAAACTACCGAGGCTATTAGAGATAAACTTGAAGCGCGAGAGCAAGAATTGCTCCAGGAAAAATACTTGGAGCAGGCAGACGAAGCACTTGAATCATACGTTGATAATCAAATTAAACTGAGCGAAGTTGAAACAGAGCGCGCTGAAGTTAAAAGAAAACTCAATGAGTTGGATGAAAGAGGCACAATTTTAACCGAGGCTGACAGAATAAGAAAACGAGATTTGGAAAGTCAGTTACGAAAATTAGACACGGAGTATAATGACCTAAGCCGTGCTATGAATGTCAACATTGAAGACTATACTGCTATGTCAAACGCTGCAGCACTGCAGTCTGATACTTGGGACGAGTTATTACAAGAAGCAGGGATGCTAAAAAGTGAACTTCCTTTTACACTTGTCGAAGCACTAAACGCCGGCAAGTATGCCATACCTAAAACTGTAGATGAACTTAACTCGTTAATTAGTTTTGATGAGGCAGTGCAAAAGGCTGGCAACGATGGACTAAGCATTGTAAATGATTTATCAGCTCAGATGCGAAATGGGGATATAACTGTTGAACAAGCAGCACAAAAGCTAAATGATGCAATGATTGACAAATTAGGTGAAGCAGAATGGGAAGCTAGAGAAATAGGAGAAGATATTGCAGGCGGTGTAGCGGCAGGAATCAACTCGGCATCGTGGAATGTCATAAATTCGGCTGTGTCTATGGTTAACAGCGCATTTTCACAAGTTAAAAATAAAATAAGGTCAAATTCACCATCAAAGCTATGGAGAGATAAAATTGGTAAATCTATGGGCGAAGGCATTGCAGTAGGATTAGAAGAATCTACCAGAATGGTAGAGAATGCATCAACAGCCCTCACTGATGCTGCACTGTCAAGTGCTTCAACAGATATGAAAAATCAAAGTAACAAAAGTAATATTTTAGCATCAAATCCTGCTGCAAATCCTGTGCTAAATAATCAAATAACTGTAATGATTGGAAATAAAGAATTTCAAGGTTACATAGTAGATACAGCTAGCAAAGGATTGTCTACAAATCAGCGAAACTATATGAGGGCAGGTGGAAGAAATGTTTGATTTAAATTTCAAAGGATATTCATTGAGTGACATCGGAATTAAGATATCAAAGAGACCAGATATCCCTGCGCCACAAAAACGCGTAAGTTATATACAGATAGCAGGAAGAGACGGGACTTTGTTGCAAAGCAACAACACATATGAAGATATAGTAATTCCTGTAGATTGTAACTTCATTATCGAACCATCAAAGTGGGGTCAACGTTTTAGACAAGTAAAAGCATTGTTAACCGGAAGCGGCAACTTGTTCTTTTCTGATGATACAGGTGTTTTTTATAAATGCAGCAACGCTAATATAATTAATAATGAAAGACTAATCAAAGAGGCAGGAGAATTTACAGTAGAATTTACCTGTTATCCGTATATGTATATAACATCTGGACAAAATTCATATTCTGCTGATGACATAAGGCTAAACCCATACATGACATCGCATCCCATTTATCAAATAACCGGCGACGGAATGTGTACGTTAACTGTGAACGGTAATGAAATGACTGCCAATGTCGGCCAGAACCTGACTATAGATACAGATTTGATGATTGCATATAGGCAGGACGGAACAATGCAAAATACCGCCGTAACCGGTGACTATGAAAATCTGTATCTGTTGCCGGGCGATAATGTAATCAGCATAACGGACGGATTTGACCTAAAAATCATCCCAAATTGGAGGACGCTATGATTCAGATTTATTCATCAACAAATACAAATTATGAACAAAACGGCGATAGTGTTCTACTGCCGATAAACTGTCTGATTACTGCGTCTATAAACCAATCCTGGACGATAGAAATCACCCACCCGATAGACAGCGAAGGTCGCTGGAAATATATAGAGGAAGAAGCTGTAGTAAAAGCCCCGTCGTTTAACGGCGACCAGCTGTTTCGGCTGAAAACAGTCACTAAAACCGATACACAGGTTACAGCCACCGGCGAGCCAATTTTTATGGACGCAATGGATGACTGCTTTCTGGTCGATGTTAGACCAACCGACAAAAACGGGCAGCAGGCACTGGACATTATGACGGCGCCGAACAGCAAATACACGGGGCAGTCGAACATCACTAAGCTATCAACAGCATATTATCAGTTCAAAAACCTAATCGAAGCCATAAACGGAGATGATGACAATTCATTCATCAACCGTTGGGGTGGCGAGATATTTTTTGATAATTTTAAAATCATCATCAACGAAAAAATCGGCACCGATAACGGCGTTGAAATTAGGTACGGGAAAAACATTCCGGTCGACGGATTCAGCCAGGAAGTAGATACCAGCGCAGTCATAACCCGGATATATCCAAAAGCGTTCAACGGCTATACTATGACAAATAGCGGTTACGTGGACAGCGATTTGATAAATAACTACCCGACCGTCAAAGCGGCAACCATCACGTTTGACGACGTAAAAATGGCAGAAGATGCCCAGGAAGATGATGCCGCAAACGGCATCATCATTTGCAACAATCAGACGGAACTAGATACGGCGTTGACGCAAAAATGCAATGAACAGTTTGCCGCCGGAGTAGACAAGCCAAAGGTGACGATTAACTGCCAGATGGTACAGTTGGCTAATACTGAACAGTATAAGGATTACGCTGTAATTGAAACCGTTAGCCTGGGCGATACGGTTCACTGCATCAATAACCATCTGGGCATAAGAACCGATGCCCGTGTCATTTCATTGACATACGACAGCATACTGAAAAAAGTGGATTCTGTCACAATTGGGGACTATGAGTACAACTATTTTAACAACGTTACATCGACCGTAAACCGCGTTGAATCGGCCATCAGACCGGACGGTACAGTCATGGCCGAACAGATTTCAGGGTTTATCAACGGCGCATTTGCGCAGCTGCGGCTGCAAAATAGCATCGCCCAAAAACAAAACGTTAGGGCGATACTATTTGAGGATTTAGACCCAGATAGTTCAACATTCGGCGCCATGTCAATAGGAACCCAGGGGCTGCAGATTTCCCGCCTGCGTAACGAGGACGGCACGGACTGGATATGGACAACTGCTTTGACATCCGAAGGGCTGATCGCCAGCATCATCGTCGCCGGTCTGATCGCAGACAAGGCCGGCAAAAACAGTTGGAACCTAGATACAGGCGTTTTCACGATGAAAGATGGCACGATCACCGCCGGAACAATCACCGGCAGCACCATTGTCGGTACAACTATTCAAAACGTGGACGCAGATGGCAACAACGTGAAAATCAGCCTAGGCGATATCGAGGTTTTCGAGACGAACGAAACAGGTACTTTTAAAATCGAAATAAAAGGAAATGCGTTTAGGGCGAGCAGAGATGGCGCTGCCGGTTATAGTGATTGGGCATTCACTATTTTTCCAAACGGAGCGATTGCGTTAAACTCCGGCGGAAACAGCATTTCATTTTCTGCATTCGTTCCCGGCATCACCGTCAGTGACGGGACACATTCGGCCACATTGTCACCTACAGGTGTGGCAACGTACTAGAGGGAGGTGATAAAAATGAACGTAACAGTTAATTTAACCGTCGCGCAAAGTCCGCTGCCGGTGATCGTGCATGTGGTTCAGGGCAACACTGAAATCCCCGTAGATTTCCACATAACCGATTACACCATCCCGGCCGGTTCAACAGCGCGATTTTATCTGAAAAAAAAGAGCGGCGCAGAGGTCTACAACAATTGCACGATTTCCGGCAACGTGATAACGCTAGACCCGACCGCGCAGACGTTCGCGGAGGCCGGATGCCAGGCCGCACAGCTGCAGGTCGAAATCGGCGAGAATTTCCTGCTGTCATTCCCAATGACGTTTGACGTCGCGCCGAACATCATCGACGATTCCGCGATCGAATCATCGAGTGAATATGGTGCGCTGGAGAGCCTGCTGCAGGAAGCGCAGGAAAATATACCGGCAGCGGGTGAAGCGGCTACAGCAGCCAATCAGGCAGCACAGGCAGCGAATACTGCGGCGGGCGTAGCCAATACTGCCACAGAAAATGCCAACACCGCAGCTGGCGCAGCAAATAACGCGGCCAGTGCTGCAAATACAGCCGCGGGTCAGGCTAACACCGCAGCTGGCGCGGCAAATACTGCCGCTGGGGAAGCTAATACCGCCAGGGATTCCGCGAATACGGCCGCAAGTGCAGCCAATCAGGCGGCGCAAAACGCAAACGACACGGCTGCCGCCGTTCAAAATCAGCTAGTGCCAACGGGCGGAACCCAAAATCAGATACTAACAAAAGGCGCAACCGCGCCTGAATGGTCTAGCGAAATTAACCTGCCTGGCACAGCAGGTTCGCTGAATATCGGCGATATCGATTATTCAATGACTGAATCCGAATATCAGCAGCTGGCGACACTGCTAGGGATATCAACGACATAGGAGGTGATGTTATGAGGCTGTTTAACATTGTAAAAGCACTGGCCACAAAATTCGCGCCATTTTCAGCGTCCACGTTTCAAAATGTTGGGGAGAACTATAATTCGGCGAATCTAATTTTTTACCAGGGCACATGGCTAACGCCTAGTAGATTCCCTAACGCTGCGTTTTTGGTAGTTTTAACGTCAAAATATAGCCAAAACAAAACCAGCATATATAGCATTACAACAGGAAGCACTGACAACACAGAGGGAATTTCTGTGCTACAAATGGCCGCGTCATCGCCCGCACCACAATTAGTAAAGACGACATCTGGCGGCATAGCTGTAATTTGGCCATCTGGCAGCGGAATAACAGACGATGTATCTGTTGGAATAATCGGACTAAAAGGTGTCGGGGGGGGTACTACCTAGCATCGAAAGGATGGTGGCAGCATGAGACTATTCACCATCCTATTAGCCCTAGCAAGCCGCATATCCACAGGCGAAAACTGGATACAGATAGGACCGTTTTTGATTCAATTTGGCGTTGTTTACATAGATACACCAGTAACAACAGCGCCAAACAAATACGGTCTGACCACAGTAACGTTTCCAAAAACGTTTTCGCAGCCACCCACGGTAATACCTGGCTGCGACATTTTCGGAGGATACGAGTCATCGTTAGGCGTTTCAACCAAAACGACATCGAAGGTAAATTTGTCAATATTGCACAACAGTCCAGTAAATTATGCATATATCAATTGGATAGCGATAGGACTAGCCTAACCCCAAAGGGGGTGGCGGTATGAGATTGTTTACCATACTATTGGCATTAGCTAGTCGCATAACTACAGGAGAAAATTGGATTCAAATAGGCCCATTTTTAATTCAATTCGGCAGAGTGCAAATTCAGACGCCAGTGCTGACATCATCGAATAGGTATGGAATGGCTGTAGTAACCTTTCCGAAAAACTTTTCGGACACACCTATTGTGCTATCTGGGTGTGATATCTATGGCGGCCGTGAATCGTCTGCAACTGCGTATTCTATAAATAATTCAAATTTTGGATTGGCAATTCTACACAACGGAACCGCAACGTATTCATATGGCCACTGGATAGCAATAGGAAAAGCCTGATTTTGAAAAAAGGAGGAAGAACAATGAAGAGAGATTGGAAAACATGGGCAAAGGCTGCCGGCATAAGGGCAATTAAGACAGTAGCCCAGTCAGCAATTGCCATGATAGGAACCGCCGCAGTCATGGCGGAAGTAGACTGGAAAATGGTAGTTTCAGCAGCAGTGCTGGCCGGCGTCATTTCAATGCTGACATCTATTGCCGGTCTGCCGGAATTAACCACTGAAACCACAGAAACGGAGGAATAATTATGAAACGATTCGGAATCGACATAAGTACATGGCAGCCTAATTATCCATATTCGGCAGCAACAAAAGAAGGCGTAGAATTTGCCATAATAAGAGCAGGATATGCAGAAAAAAAGGACGACCAATTTGAAAACCATTATAAGGCAGCAAAAGAGCAGGGCTGGGATGTAGGCGCCTACTGGTACAGTTATGCAACTACCGAGGCGAAAGCAAAAAAAGAAGCCCAAGCATTTTTAAAGGCTATTGCCGGTAAAAAATTCGAGCTGCCGGTATATATGGACGTCGAAGACCCATCCATGAAGGGGCTGGGGAAAACCAAGCTGGACGCCATTATAACCGCATTCGCTGAGGTGATGGAAGATGCCGGCTACTATTTCGGTGTCTATACTAACGTTGATTGGTATAGAAACTATATTTCCGGCAGTGAATTAAATAAAAAGTACGATTGGTGGGTAGCGCAGTGGGCAAGCACAGAACCTACAGGCATAGACTATGGTGTTTGGCAGTTCGGCGGCAGCACCAATTTTATTCGTTCTGCAAAAATCGGTGGCGTAACAACCGACCAGAATTATTGCGTTAAAGACTACCCGTCTATTATAAAAAACGGTGGATTTAATGGCTATGGAAAAAATGAGCCAGAAGAACCGGCAAAAGAACCAGAGGAAAAGCCGGCAGAAAAGCCGACAACCGGCACTGTTAAACTGTCCAATGAGCCGCTGTACGCATCGTCTACCGCCAAAACAGCCGCAAGCAAAATAACCGGTACATACTACTATTGGGACAATGAGACGGTAAACGGCAGGCGCAGAATTACAAACGCCAAAAGCAGAGTAGGCGTTGAAGGACAGGTAACAGGCTGGATTGCGGTGTCAAAACCATCAAAACCGGCAACGCCGACACTGTCAAAGGGCACAGCCGTTAAATTGACCGACTGCCCACTATATGCATCATCTACAGCCGGAAAATCAGCCGGCAAAGTAACGGGTACGTATTACCTGTGGGACGGCAAGTTGATGAATGGCAGATACCGTATTACCAACGCCAAAAGCAGAGTAGGCGTTGAAGGACAGGTAACAGGCTGGATAAACGCTGAGGATATATAAGGACGGTGTAAAAATGCTGGACTTGATTCAGGAAAATTTTATCAGCTTACTATGCGCCGGCATCGCCGGTGTGGCAACGGGGATAATGGCAAAATTATACCGTAAAATAAACGGGCTGATAATGTCGGTGATGGCTATGGGGCATGATGACCTTTTCCGGTACGCAGAGTTTTATATACTAACCAACGAAATCACCGTCAAGGAGCTGGAAAATTTGGAGCATATTTATAAAGGGTATCACGCCCTCGGCGGAAACGGCACCGGCACTGAGATTTTTGAAAAATGTAAAGAGTTGCCGGTGGTCGATAAGCGGACAAAGTACAATCCATATTATACAAAACGAGAGTAATTAAATGGGGCAGAAATGCCCCACTTTTTGTTTGCAAATTATCTCAAACCACAATAAATTGAATCATATTGCGCATATATCCAATATCTAGTGGCTTCACCTTTTTTACCAAAAATGCTATACTATTTTAGAAGTATTTTGCTGATTTTTTTAATAAGGAGTGATTCTGATGGCAACTGGTAGTATTTACAATAACATCAAAATTACAAATAAAAAATTTTGCCGTTCACTAGTGAATGCGTTAGAAGATTCAAAAGAAAACAATGGGAAAACTGTGGTAATAACTAAATCCGTTAATAAAATGAGTAAAGAACAAATAGAAAAAGTATTTGGAGAAAAAACGGATGTTTAAAATCACAGGATACCAAATAGTCAACCTAAACGATACAATAAACACAACTGCAGAGGAGAGAATTGACGAAATACTCTCCTCTTATTCATGCCCATTAAATAGGGATGTTGAATATTTTCTGAAAAATAAAGCTAAAGAATTTTCGAAACAACGCATTGCATCAACAAACTTAATCTTTACGTCATATCAAGACGAACCAGTTTTTATAGGGTATTTTTCAATAGCTCAAAAAACGATGTTTATATCCAGAAAAAATATTCCGTCAGAAAGTTTTAAACGTAGAATAAATAAATTCGGTGAATATAATCCAGACTTGAAAGGATATGTTTTATCATTACAGCTTATAGCGCAACTGGGCAAAAACTATACTAATGATTACAACAAACTAATTTCAGGAGATGAACTTTTGAAAATCGCATGTGAACAGGTTGCGGAAATACAAGCACTGAGTAGCGGTAAATTTACATATATAGAATGTGAAGACAAAGAACCACTAATACGATTCTATACTGACAACGGATTTAGAAAAATAGCAAATAGAGAAATTAGCAAAGGAGAAGTCGGAACAGTAGAATCTAGCTATCTTGTCCAAATGATAAAATATATAAAATAAAGAAATAGGGGGCGTATAGCCCCCTTATTTCTTTTGTTTACCGTCAAAACAAATAATTTCTACTCACAGCCCCAAATCGGGGCGACATGGCAAAATACATTTACCAATCAAACAAACAGTTTCTACTCACAATCCTTAAAAGGATGACAAAAGATTGATTTAATTATACACAGCAATTTCAAATGTGTCAACTGTTTAGATATACATGGACTTGCTGACCCATTCCTCAGACAGCTTTTTCAGCCCCATATAACGGGTTCCGTCTTTTGACGGCAACGCCAGCGTCGGAATGTCGTCCCTGCTGACCGTCAGAATTTCATTTAATACATACTTAATGCCTTCATACTCAATACAGGTGTCCCCGGAAACCGTCTCGTATGGTTTCAGCGAATCCGGGATTTCTACCTCGACGGCCAATGCCTGGCCGCCGTTGTAGTCTCGGCTCAGATTTTCCTTGTATGTGCTGATTTTTCCCGTTTCGTTCTGGTAACCGTAAACTGTAATCTTCATGTCATCCTCCTTATTTTCTGTAGTCACGGCCGTCTTTTGCAGCCCTGTCTAAACTATATATGAATTTTTTCCAGTCGTCAACCGGCTTGCCGGCTCTACCGTATACACACTGGCTGAAATCTCTTTTTACCTGGCCACTGTCGGCACCTTTAATGTTTGATAAAATCTTCGAGTGCATATCTTTTATCTGCTCAATCTGCGGGCTGTCTTTCTGCACTTCTTCAAATTTTTCAATAATTTGCTCCATAACAGCAATCATGTCGGCAGATGTCATATTTTCGCTTATATTTACCTCGGCTTCTGATTCAGTTTCCGAGCTTTCCTCGAAACGTGAACCGCTGAATGTAAAATTACTGTTCAGGTCGTTCTTATCTGGGACATATTCTCCGGTCTGGTTGTCGATATATCCGTATTTTCTTTCTACATAATGCTTGCTGGTCTTGGATGTCTCTACGATTGACAGGTAGGTTCTGGACTTTCCATAGTTTTCCCAATTCCTAACCTTAATCTCATAATCGTACATATCTCCGCTGTGGTTTACTATTGTCTGTAATCTTTCTACTGCGTAATCTTTTGTCATCTCTTTGTCTCCTTCTTGTCGGGGCTTCCTTGCCCTCCTTACATTATTCATTATACCGCACAATGTGCGGAATGTCAATAGGAAAATGCATTTTTTTAATCTTTTTTTAGACTATTTAGTTCCTTTAGAACCAATCGCTCAACATATACAGGCGGCTTTCTGTCACCGGCTTCCCATGCCTCTATGGTTCGTGTAGGAATTTCTAATAATTCTGACATTCTTTTAATTGTCAGCCCGGCAGCCTGCCGGGATTCCTTAATAGCGTTCTTTTCCATACATACTCCTTACTTCTTTTTGCTTTCTTTTAATGCCACTAATGAAACTATTAGGGCGATAGCGCTAAAACATAGACTTAAAATTCTGATAGTCATATCCATTTACTTTTCAAAAAGATGGTGTTATACTATTACATATCCCCTGATTGGGGGAGGGAAGAATCACTTCTTCCCTTTTCGTTCGTCCCTGATGACTTTTAGGGCTATCAGCGAAGCGGCCAAGCTGAGTGCTGATGTCGTTAAGTCTATCAGGGATTTTAATGTGTCCATCTTTTTTTACCTCCTTTCTATGGTTTTATTATACCGTACAATGTGCGGAATGTCAACAGGTTTTTAGCATTTTTTTAAAAAAATATTTTCAATTAATTTTGTGATATGATATAATTGTTATAAAAAAGAGTGTTGCACCCACTGTTGCAACACCGGCTGTAACCATTGAAAATACTAGGCTTTTCCTTGCGTTCGGGACGCAAAGGCCGCAGGTTCGAATCCTGTCATCCCGACCAATAGAAAAACCGCTGAAAATGTTGAATTTTCAACAGTGACAGCGGTTTTGTTTTTTGCACCGTTCAGATAACTGACATTTTTAAAACGTCATTTTGGGGCATTTTGGGGCATTTTGGTGTTGCACCCACTGTTGCACCCACTGTTGCACCCTGATAATATTTCAGCAGCGCTTATTATCATGCTATTATCAGCGTGGGTATATATGTTAGCAGTCATTCTAATATCTGAGTGTCCCATTAAATATTGAGCAATTCTAATGTCGACACCTTTTTTTTGTAAGTCGGTACAAAATGTGTGCCGTAAATTGTATGGAACAAAATCATCAGCCAGAGGATAAGGCGGTATGAGTTGGTTGCGATATATCCGGCATCCCATTGAGATGTTTATTTGACGTTTTAGGTAGTCGCCAACACGTTGATAGCTTTTTTCATTGTGCTTATGGTTTGCCATGTTCGGGCTTATGTAGTCCATCTTAGGCGTGGTTTTTATGATATCATACAAAGCATCGGGTATAGGAACAAGACGCTCTGCGGTATTCGACTTTGTGCCTCTGATGTATAAAACATTGTGACCATCAAGTGTTGTAATATCACGCCCTTGAGCTTCTATTGCTTCTGATGGACGACAACCGCAATAGTACATCAACAAAAAAAGTTTAAAGCGTGGTTCAGTAGCTGTTACTTTTAAAAAATGATATCTTTCAAAATCAGTTATTGAGCGCCGTTTAGTCTTGGTACCTAAAGGTTTTGTCAAGTACTCAGATGGATTGCTGGAAATCAGCTTGTTTTGTTCAGCCTTCTTAAATATGAACTGAATAATCTGATAAATATCATCAATATAGGCGGCACTTTTTCCGGACAAAAGATTTAATACTTCTTGGCAATGAACAGGTTTTACAGATTTCAGAGGCATAGAGCCTATTTGTTCCAATACGCAATGTCTCATCTTTGAAATGTAGATTTTTTTCGTAACTTCCTTTTGACGTGTTTTATAGATTTCTACGGCTCGATAAGCCCATTCTCCCACAGTCATATTTGAACTTATTATAACTTTGCCTTCCTCCAGGTCACGCTTTTTTAGCGCCATTTTTTCAAATACTTCCCGTTCTGTGTCCCCGCGGATGTAGTACCTTTTGCCGTCATAGGAAAATGTTTTTATGAAGTTATACTGTTTACCCATGCTGCACCTCCTATTTTAGGCGCAAAAATACCCTGATTCTTGACTTGTCAGGGCGGGCATTGTACAATATGAGTGCTAATCTGGTTGTGCCATGCGTACAGCCCCGCCCTCAGAAATGGGGGCTTTTTCTTATACAGGTCTTATTTATTTAGATTTTTATTTTCCACTGAGATTTCAGCCCGTCAATGTGTTCAAAAAGATCATCCTTAATTTTGTTCCACATTGGATCTAAGATGAAGTCTATGCCTTCTCTGCGAGCGAGCTTTGCAGCCGGAACAAAGTCACTATCACCGGCAATCAAAATGATTTGATCAACTTGTTTTTATAAGCGAGAGAAGCTATATCAAGACCAATGCGCATATCAACACCTTTTTGCTCAAAACTTACATCAAAATCATGCTCAAGCAAATCGGATACTTGTATTTTCCCTGCACACAATTTCTTGAGTTTGTCCTGATGGATAACAAAGCCGGCTCGCTCATCAGATAATGTGCCTAATCGAAGAGCAAATTTTCTTTTCTGCTTTAATTCCTCAAAAAACGATAATGTCCAGCTGTATGTTTCACTTTTACCGAAGTCCACATTTTTTTGAGTTAAAGGATGATAGACATTTTTTGATATTGGAGGACAATCATAATAGAATATTCTGTATAAATAGCGCTCATCTTTTAATTCATATGTATCTTTAATATGCGCGTTACAGTATGCTGATAATTCTTTGGCGCGCTCTTACGGAGTTTTTTTACCCCATAAATGAGTTGCACGCCGGCGATAAAATCCACCATCCACTAAAATTGCAGTTCTTATCATTGCGGCTCCTTTCTAAACATAAAGCCCCAGACCTCGATGATTCCCTTATCATTGGGATATCTACTGTCTGGGGCTTGTTAATCAATATAATCACATTTTGTGATTACTTTATACATTATAGCAAATCCATCCAATATGTAAAGACATATTTCTATTATCAGTGGACATTTTTATTTCAGTA